GCGACGGATCCATTCACGGCGGCCAAGGCGGCTGCCATCGCAAGATACAAAGCCAGCAACCACATCACCACAAAATGCAAATAATCGACACCACCATGTTCACGCTCCATGCGTTGAACCTACCCGAAACCCTCACCCCCGCCGAGTGGACGAATGTCCACAAGGACATCCTCGTGTGCAAGCGAGCCGCCTCCAAGTGGCTCAGCCAGTCGAGAGACTACAGCACGGCGCGCTGGGGCATGGAGTTCACCGCCGACACCGAGGCACAGCTCGAGCTAGACCTTGGGCTCACATTGGCCGAGGCAAAGCCAACGCTGAACCCTGACGACAAGACCAAGGCCATCGTGACCATCGAAGGGCTGAGCCAGAAGTTCACCGTTTGGGAGAGGAAGATGTCCGACGACATCGGCAAGTGGGACCGTGACCGGCTCGAGCGCGCCCTCGAACTACTCACCCCTATGGAGGCAACAGCCGCCCGCATCAGGGGGCTACTGGCATGAGCGACACACCAGAGACGGACGACCAGCCAATCATCTACGCTCTCAACGAACTGCAATACCAGATTCTGTGCGTGGATTCGGAATTTGCCCGCAAACTGGAACGCGAGCGCGACGAGGCGAGGGCGGAACTTGCTGAATGGAAAATCCTCAACTTGTGGGGCGGCACCCCAGAAATCGTTCATGCCTTTATCAAGGGCCAGCAGATGCGAATCTGGGAGTGTCAGGAAATCGAAAAAACTTGCGAACAACTTGAGCGCGAGCGCGACGAGGCGCGGCGCGAATTGGAAAACATGAAGGAAACAAAACGAGATTTGATGCAAATGGTTTATGGCCGCAACTGGGTCGAACAAGATTTGCTGAAGCAAAACGCCAAGCTCCGCGCAGAACTTGAACAACTCAAGGAGGGCGGGAAATGAAATCCATTCGCATTTCACCAACGGCAATCATTAGCGTCTGCGATGCTCCTGATAATGAGATTGTTGTAAATGGCCGAGTGTGGCGTTTTGATTTTGACCGGCATCTGGGGCCGACTTGGCTCAAGAAAGACGGATCGGATCGGAAATGCCAGAATCCGAATAAGGCGGTGTGGGCTGAGTTTAAAAAGTGGTTTGCGCAATGGGCGTTGCGGCGATGGAAGGAGGGCGCGAAATGAGTGATGCAGATGCAGCAGAATCTAAACGCAGAGCCGAGTGGCTACACAAAAACAAAGCCCACAGAGATTGGATTATTTTATCTGTGTCAGAGGTTTCCGTAATTCGGGAGGAACTATTGGCCGTTGAACGCGAGCGCGACGAGGCGAGGGCTGCGTGTCCCGACGGCGAGTGGGTATCATTTGATGACCACAAGAAGGTTCACGACGCTGCCAGTCGATTGCTGGTGGCTATAAATAAACAACTCCCCATCGGTTGCTTTAGCCTGATAGCCAAGGAATACGACACTCTTCAATCCGCTCTTTACGGGAGGGATACCGCCCAATGACCTGCCCGACCTGCCAAGCTACTACCCGAGTCATCGCAAAGCGCGAAGGATACAGGCGGAGGCTATGCAAGGCCGGCCATCGGTTCGTCACATTAGAACAGGCGCACGAAACCAAATTCCCATGGCCACCCAAACCAAAGCGCAAACCATTGAAGAAGAAAAAGAAACCAAAGCAGGATGACAAATGGATCGAACGCATCAACGCCAAGCTCGCCGAGGCCGAATGAGGGGGGTGGCATGGGAACCCTACCGAAATGGTTCAACCATCGCAGTTTGCCAGTCGCTCGTTAGTTTTATGTGAGCAATAAAATTCCCATTTCCCTATAATGAAACCAAAGAAGACCCCAAAGAGAGGCAAGGGCCGACCGCGAAATCCTGTAACGGATCGCATTGCCGATGAGCTTGCTGTCACGAAACGGCAGGCGCGCAACCTTGCCGCCGAGTCCGAGACCACCGGCCTGCCCGTGGAGGACATGAAGGCCGCGAGGCTCAGGAAGCTGAAGCTCGAGGGCGACCGGATCGAGTATCTGCTGGAGGTCACCAAGGGGAAGCACATCGCAAAAGAGAAGGTCGAGGAAGAAATGATCGGCCTCGGCATGGCCGTGAAGGCTCAACTCTTCTCATGGGTGGGCGCATTGCCTGGGCGACTCGAAGGGCTATCGGCGGCTCAGATGGTGCCGATCCTCGAAGATGAAATAAACCGGATTCTCAAAACACTTTCCGACGAATGATCGCAGAATATTTCAAACTCGGGGTGAACCCCGGCGAGCGGCTCAGTCCGGTGCAATGGATGTCTCGGCATGTCGTCGTTCCGCACTCGGCACGAAATACGCAATTTGATTCCACGACGGCGCAGTGGATGAACGAACCGATCGAAGAGATCGCCAAAGACACGAACGACGAGATCCTTATCTGCGCACCTGTCGGCAGTGGGAAGACCACGCTTTTCGAGTCTCTGCTGGCATGGATCATCTCGGAGAACCCCGGCCCGACATTGGTGACCGGGCAGACGGACAAAACAGCGAAGCAGTGGGCCGAGTCGCGCCTCGGGCCGATGCTCGAAGCGATACCCTCGGTCGCCAAGCTCTTCCCAAAAGACCGCCACCAGAAGCGCAAAACCGAAATCCTCTTTCCCCACATGCCGCTCTTCATCGGAGGCGCAAACCTCACGAGCCTTCAGGAGAAATCCATCCGCTGGGCGATAGCCGATGAGGTGTGGCGTTGGAAGCGCGGGATGCTCGAGGAATTCCGCCGGCGAACTCACGACCGATGGAACGCCCGCCGCATCCTAGTCTCGCAAGGAGGCGAGGAGGGCGACGATTTCCATGACGCAGAAGACTTATGCGAAAAGCGCGAATTCTCCTGGCAGTGCTTATGCGGTGAAGTGCATCCGTGGGATTTCAAGAACATCGCCTTCGACCGCGAGACCGACGCCAATGGTGCCATGCTCTGGGACCGCGTGGCCAAGAGCGCCCGGCTCGTCTGCCCCACATGCTCGCACGAATTCATGGACGATCCCCGCATCCGCCGCGCCTTGTCATCCGGCTCACGCTACATCGTCACCTCGCACGGCGCGCCTGGGCGGATCGCCTTCCACTACGATGCTGCCGCCGTCTGGTGGATTCCGTGGGGATCGCTCGCCGTCGAGTGGGTCAAGGCCGATCTCGACCGCAAGGCCGGAGACACCGAGGCGATGAAACAATTCGTGCAAAAGCGCAACGCCCGCCGCTGGACCGTGCAAGGCACCGGAGCCACCAGCGCCGAGGTGCTCGCCTGCCGCAAAGACTACCTTCGCGGAGCCTGCCCCATCGAGCCGGTGGCTATCACGCTCTCGGCGGATGTTGGCCAAGACACATCGCACTGGACCACGATGGCCTTTGCAGAAAATGGCGACGCCTATGTCATCGACTACGGCACCGTCACCGGCATCGACGACATGATCGAAGTCGCGCAGTCGCAGAAATACAAGACCGCCGAAGGCCGGGAGGTCACGCCCATCGGCGGCCTGCTCGACTCAGGCTTCAACGCAAACGCCGTCTACCGCGCTTGCTATCTCTCGGGGAATTTCTTTTTCCCCGCCAAAGGATCAGGCGCAAACTTCGGCAGCATCTCCGAGAGCGTGCTGAAGGAATATCCAACGATGCCGCTCTACACGGTCAACGAATTCGCGTCGAAGGTCTCCCTGTTCATCGACCGAATCGCCAAGCGGAAATCCCCATTTCTATTTTTCCCGAAAGACGCAGGCGAAGAATTCCTGTCCGCCTTCATGGGTCAAAAAATCATCGTCAGTAAAAAAGGCCGGAAAGAATGGCGATCGGTGGCAGGTGACCACTTCGCCGACTCGGTTCGCCTCAACTACGCCTGCGCTCAACAACTGCGCAAAGCAGGAGCCATCGAATTCAAATGAAAAAATCTCTGTGGTTAAATCTTTGATTCTTTACCCCCGCCTGATCCCTCTTTGACTCCTCCGCCTCCACGCAGGCAGGCGGACACACGACCGGAGCGACATGAAACGGTGGGATGGGCGGTCATTCATGGCCCGAGACTCCCGAAAGCCCACGCCTGAAAAGGTGCGGCCGCGCCGTCCCTGCATTCCTCCCCCTCTGTGCTCTCCGTGTCCTTTGACTCGCTCGCTCCCGCGAGTCTCGCCCTTCGGGCCAACCTTCGGTTGCTCTACCTCCCGCCTGCCACGGCGATCGGTTGTGGTTAAACCGCTGAATCTTTGACACGCCCGCCGAGGCGTGACCGACCTCGACAAAATCAGCGGCGTTAAAAGCTACCTCCGACGCACCAAGAACACCGCCGAACTCCAAGCCCTCGCCGACGCCGCGTTCCTCTCCGCGTCCGAGGAGGTCGTCATCACCAGCATCAGCGGCGACGGCACCGCCTCGAGCGGACAGGTCAGTTTCCCAAAGTGGCTCCTCCTCCAAGCCCTCGAAGAAATCCTAGCTGAGCCAAACGGCCGGCAACTCTGCACGGTCCTAGACCGCTCGTTTTTCACAACCCCCGTTTGACACGGCCCTCGGAGTCAATGGCTCCGAAAATCAAGAAATCAAGTTGGGGTGGACCGCGCCCCGGTGCCGGCCGTCCTCGCAGAGACCCACAAGCAGCGGCCTTTGAAGGAGCGGAGCACTCCCGCGAGCGCTCCTTGATTGTCATGAATACCTACGAGCCCAAGCGCGAACTCGCGCCACGGACTCGCATGGAGCTCATGCAGCGCGCCCGCTGGCTCTACAACAATTTCGGCACCGCCTCCTACCTCATCGAGCACCTCGCCCAGCGCGCCGTGGGAACCGGCATTGTCCCCAAGGCCCGAACCTCCGACACCGCATGGAACCGCCAAGCCGAGCGCGCCTTCGAAGACCGCGCTTGTGGTGATGCGTGGGCATTCGATGCCAGCGCCCAGGTGAATTTCTACGGTGCGCAATCTCTCATCCTTCGCCAAGTCGCCTGCGACGGCGATTTCTTCGCGCAATTTCTTTCCACCCAAGCAGGCGGCACCCGCGTCCGATTCATCGGCGCCGAGGCGGTCGGATCCACGGCCAACAGCAACGAGCGCGCTTTCGACGGCGTTCTTCTCGACCGCTTCAACGCCCCCGTCAGCTATCGCGTCATTACCGACCGGGCCTCTGGAAAATTTCAAGATGTCCCAGCCGCCGACATGCTGCACTTCCGGCACATCCGCCGGGCAGGATACCCCCGTGGAGTCTCGTGGCTGCATAACGCCATCACCAACTGCCACGACCTCGTCGAATATCTCGCCTACGAAAAAGGATCCGCCAAAGCAGGCGCGCAGATCGGATTTGTCGTCACCAGCAACGAAGCCCAAAAGATCGGCCTCGGCGCAGGCAAGATGATCACCGGCCCCAACGGCGAAGAGATCAGCACCGAAGCACTCTATAACGGCACGCTCATCCCGCGCCTCAAGCCCGGCGAGTCCATCCAATCTTTCAAAAACGAACACCCCGCCGGAGCCTTCGAGCCATTCATCCGCACCATCATGGGCGAGATCGCCCGAGGCATGGGCCTCCCGCCCGAGGCACTCATGATCTTCGTCGGCAGCGCAGGCACCGAATTTCGCGGCCTCCTCGAAGTCGCCCAAAACTTCCTCGAGCGGCTCCAGCAAATGCTGATCGATCAATTCTGCCGGCCGCTCTGGAAATTCTGGATCTACCAAGAAATTCAAGCCGGGCGTTTACCATACCCTGGCGATGATTGGTGGCGCTGTGAGTTCGTCGCCCCGCGAAAAATCACGGTCGATAATGGCAGAGATGGCAGGCTTTACGCCCAGCTTCTCGACTCCGGTTACATGAGCTGGGAGCGCTACTGCAACCTGCACGGCCTCGATGCCGAAGCTGAAGAGGACGACATTCTCAGCGCCTACATTCGCCGGAAAGAAAAATGCGAATCCCTCGGCCTCAACCTCGGCGATGTCTTCCCCGCCCAAGCCGAAGCTCTCACCCAACCAACCCAACCCACACCATGATCAAATTCTATGCATTGGAAAAATCCAACGACG